CTAACATAAGAACTAACATAAACACTAACATTGGCTAACATTGGCTAACACAAGGAGAACATAATGGCTACATTACAAGAAATTCGCGCGAAGCTTCTTTCGCAACAACAAAAAAACGATAACTCAAGTAGAGATAATTCTAGTTATCCTTTTTGGAACATCCCCGACGGCACATCAGCATTGTTTAGATTTTTACCAGATGGTAATCCAAACAACACATATTTTTGGGCTGAACGTCAAATAATCAAACTTCCCTTTTCTGGAATGGATAATGATGCGCAAAAGCAGGTCACTGTTCAAGTACCCTGTATGGAAATGTTTGGGAAGACTTGTCCTATCCTAACAGAAATTCGTCCATGGTTTAAGGAACCCGATTTAGAAGCAACTGCTAGAACATATTGGAAGAAGAGAAGCTACATATTCCAGGGCTTTGTGGTTGATGACCCCATTAATGAAAAAGAAAAACCGGAAAACCCAATTAGAAGATTTATTATTAATCCATCTATATATGGTATAATTAGTGCTTCATTGTTGGATCCTGAAATTGAAGATTTGCCAATTGATTATATTAGTGGTAGAGATTTTAGATTGGCAAAAACTAGAAAAGGGCAATATGCCGATTATTCTACATCAAAGTGGAGTATGAAGACTCGTTCACTAAATGATGATGAAATAGCTGCAATAGAAAAATTTGGATTGTTTGACTTAAACCAATTTATGCCAAAAGAACCAACCGATGAAGAAGTTAAAATTATTGGTGAAATGTTCCAAGCGAGTGTGGATGGCGAACCTTATGATTCCGCGAGATTTAGCAGGTATTTCAAGCCAAATACATATGGCAACAATGATGACGATGTCGATGCTAAGTCATCATCAAAAGCATCCGCCGCAAAACCAATAGTAAGCAAGCCTGTTGCTAAGGTAGTAGAACCAGTAGAACCAGAAGAAGTTGAAGAGGAGGCGGTAGTATCAGCTAAGCCCTCGGCTTCCGAAGCTTTAGCCAAATTAAAGGCAAGAACAGCCGCTCCTAAAGCCGAAACAGCCTCGGATGATGCATCGCCTGCTAAAAAGGTAGATCCTTCTGCTATTTTAGAAGCCTTGAGAAATAGAGCTAAGAAATAATTTAAATTAAATTTGCAAAAAATATAGTGTAGCCAGTATAGTCTGGCTACACTTAGATGGGGATTGATTGAATGAAAAAAGTATTTGATGCAAGTAAACTTAGAAAAAGTTTAACAAAAAACATAGATGGAATTAGTATTGGATTTAATGACCCCAAAACTTGGATTAGTATTGGTAATTACGCATTAAACTACCGAATTAGTGGGGATTTTAAACGAGCTATACCGTTGGGTAAGGTTGCTGTTTTAGCGGGCGAAAGCGGGTCCGGTAAAAGCTTTTTGTGTGCTAATGTAATGAGAGAAGCACAAGCTCAAGGAATTTATGTCGTGTTAATTGATACAGAAAATGCTCTTGACGAAGAATGGCTTAAACCACTTGGTGTAGATACTTCTGAAGATAAAATGCTTAAAGTTAACTTGGCAATGATAGATGATGTTGCTAAACTTGTTTCAGATTTTGTTAAGGAATATAGATCAGAACATGGTAATGTTGCTGAAGATGACCGACCTAAAGTATTATTTGTTATAGATAGTTTGGGTATGATGTTGACTCCAACGGACGTAAATCAATTTGCTGCTGGCGATTTGAAAGGTGATATGGGTCGTAAACCAAAAGCACTTACTGCGTTGGTTAGAAATTGCGTTAATATGTTTGGTGAATTCGATATAGGTATGTTGGCAACCAACCATACATATGCAAGCCAAGACATGTTTGACCCCGATGATAAAATTTCAGGTGGCCAGGGATTCATATATGCTTCCTCTATTGTTTTGGCTATGAGAAAATTGAAACTTAAAGAAGACGAAGATGGGAATAAAGTTTCTGATATTCGTGGTATTAGATCAAAATGTAAAATAATGAAAACACGTTTTACAAAACCCTTTGAAGAAGTTGAAATAAAAATACCATATGATACGGGTATGAATCCATACAGTGGGCTTGTTGATATGTTTGAAAAACAAAGTTTGCTGGTTAAAGATGGAAATAGATTAAAATTTATTGACATTTCGGGAAAGGAATATAAGTATTACCGTAAGGAATACGAACGTAATGAAAATGGTATATTAGATTTAATCATGGAACAACATTCTTCATTAGTTCACTCCAAAAAGAATTTTGATAAAGTAGAAGAGGAAAAAATTGATGAGTGATATTAAGCCAGAACTAGTTTTAGAAATATGGGAGCATTTTAAGGATTTTGTACCAGCAAAAGAACGACAAATTGTTACGTATAGTTTTATTGAAAAACTCGAAGATTACGGATTTGATGTTGATACATTGTCTGCCATTGAAGGCGAAGATAGATATATTGATAAAGTTTATTTAGAAAAAAGTTTTCAATATAATACCGACAATGATGAGGATTAATGTAATTTAAATGTCCTGGTTTAATAAACTAACGGCCAATCCTGAAGATTATTCTATTGTTTTGGAAGCATACGACTATTATTCCAACGAATTGGATGATGCTCGATCCGAAATTGCACTTAGCGGTAGTTTAGAACGAGCATCATCTATGTTGCCGGGAATAGTAGAATATAGATTTAATCAACTACAAGAAGTTGAAGCAATTTTAGAACTTTTGAATATTCATTATAGTAAACTTAGAAGCAGTAAATTAAAACATTTTTTAGAACATTATAATAAATCGTTATCGTCAAGGGATGCAGAAAAATATGCCGAAGCAGATGTAGACGTAGTTACAATGTCTGAAATAATCAACCAAATTGCTTTTATTAGAAACAAGTATTTGGGTGTTATGAAGGGATTAGATAATAAAAGTTTTCAAATAAACAATATTACTAGACTTAGATGCGCCGGCCTTGAAGATGCTGAATTAAATTATGGGTTTAGAAAGAATATAAAATGATTTATACTGAAACACTAATTTTAACTGTATATGAGGACATGCTTAAAGAATGTTCATATTTTAGACCAGATAAAAATTATATTTCTCAATTACCAAATAATCAATATAATGAGTTGCCGCCGTATGATAAAATAAACAATAAATATGATTTAAAATTCATATGGGATATGGCATACAAGGTGTATTTAGACAAAATATTAAGTTCAAAACAATATGAATTATTATTAAATATATTGCCAAAATACAAGTCTCTTTATATGGATTTGGGGTTAAATAAAGATCAATACGAATATTGGCTTACTCATAAAGGCAGTAAAACAATTAAAGTATATGAAAGTAAGCAAATTAAAAGAGAAGTAAGATACATAGGTGATAATACTTTTGCTTTTAGATTTATCTATACCCCCGAATTAGCTAAATTTATGAAAGATATTAATAAAAAAAGTATGGCTAATTTGCGTTTAATACGTGAGCATGATATATGGTTGTTGGAAATTAATGAACGCAATAAAACAGATTTAATTAATTTAATAAGTGGTAATGGATTTGATTTTGACAGTTCTGTTGAACAGTATTTTTTGGAATATGAAAATACTAAAGATTTACCAGTAACAATAGATATTATTGATGAAAAATGTAATATTAGTGCGCCAAGCAATAAGTTATTTGCCACTTGGTTAAAGCGGGAGTTGTCATTGGAGGAAAGTTATGTTAAATAAATTTGATAACATTACGTTGACTCCGTCTTTGGCACGTAAGTTATTATTATTAAATGAAATAATGCCAATGAATATTCCTGAAACTATTTTAGAAATAGCATCATCTAATTTATTGGATGCAGAACTTTTTGGTGATGACACCGAATATTGTCAATTTTTAGAAGATAACAAATTACGTGCTGTTGTAATCTATTCTGATATTACGAGTTTTTTAAGTAAAACCATTAAATTTCTGGCATATAAACAAATCAAACCTGTTTTATTTGTTTTTGACAATTTAATGCTTCATTCTAGCTGTATAAGCAAGGTAATGAAAATGTTTCAGCTTTCTTACAAAATATTATTGCCCAAAGCAAATTTGTTTGTGGATAATAATATTGATTTTTATTTTATTGATATAGAAACAATGAAAAAAATTAAAAATAAAATTTTTATTGAAAGAGAATTTGGCGTTGTTTTAATAGAAGCTCAAGCTATTTTTAAATCACAATATATTTTAGAAAATGAAATGATGACAATGCCACATATTATGAGTTTTACAGATCAATTGATTGATATTACTCAATCCCATAATACACCATTATCCCAATACATTTTTAATAAAATTATCGGAGAAGAATCATTTTTAAGTCTATTAACCACCATGAAATGGAAAAAATGGGCGGAAAAACGTGGATATAATATTAATGAAAATATTATTTGTTATATTTCGGGAATTTCAAAACATTTAAAAGTATAAATATAATAAAATATGTTAAGGATAAATTATGGCTTTTGGCGCTTCTCAAAGAGTATTATCGGTAGATTACAATAACATCATAGGCAATTCTAACACTGCTGGTGATGCATTGGGTCCCTACTCGAGTGAACCCGCAGCTACCAATGTGGGCGGTCTGTATGGTATTGGGTATGGTTCTATAGGATATGGCAGAACCACTCCCGCGTTAACTAACGCCAACCAAGGTGGTAGAATTTTAGCTTCACAATGGAATAATTTAGTTTCGATTAATAATATAGTAGCCACAAAAACAAATACAACAATTACAGATTATACTTCGGTTACTACTGTTGGACATAGAATACAGTTTTTAACTAATCTACAATCAAATATTACTACTTTGATTAATAACAGGTTTAATACCCCATCTAGGGTGTTGTCCGCTGTTAAAATTACTGTTACACGAGCAGCAAGTTGGGGATCGGGCGGATCAACGACTATTAACGCCACTGTCAATGCGGTTTTCCCATCAGGAAATGCTGCTAGATATTTCTTTAATAGTGGTAGTGAACTATTATTGAGGTTACGGCATAATTCTACGGCCACGGCGCAAGATTCTAGCTGGAATACATTTTTATCAACACAAGTGGGTGATATATATTTTGGAGCAAACGGTACCAGACAAGTTGCAAGTTCTCCGGGCGGTACGGTTGCTACCACGTTAGGTTATTGGACTCCGCTTTCGGCTACCTTAACTAACATTTTTTCAAGAACTTCTGGAACAGGCCCGTATTCCGGATTATCAACTGTCACGATGCAGGCCGCTAGAGTTGGCGCTGCTAATGTGAATGGTAATGGCGATAATGGTACTACGGTTCAGTTTAAAGTTACGCTAACTGATGCTTATGCTGGATTTGGAGATTTTATTACTGGTGGACAAACAGTATTACAAGTTTTCGATAATACAAATAACGCTGGTTTTACCCCGGTTGGTACAACTTCTGTTACATTGGTTGATGGTTTTTAATATTTAAATTGAAATTATTGCACTTTTACATTATATTCTATATTAGTTAATAAGGATGATTTGAATGAAGTGCATATTAAAAATCTATGATGAAGTCAATGTCAAGTTCATGGGATTGGATGTCCCGACTCGAAGAAAACTTGTTAATAAACTAAAATTCTTTATGCCACAAGCTTATCATATGCCTTCTTACAAATTAGGCAGATGGGATGGCACTATTAGTTTTTGTACTCTTGGCGGCGCAACATACTTTAATTTATTGGAAGAACTATTACCCATAGTAATAGAAGATGGGTATGATATTGAAATTGAAGATGACCGTCAACAATATGAATTTGATTTTCCTAAAATAGATGAAAACTATTTAGAAAATTTAGGTAAAGTATGGCCTGCTGGGCACATGGATGCAGGTAATCCGATTAAACTTAGAGATTATCAAGTAGAAATTATTAATAAATTTTTTGAAAATCTTCAATCTATTCAGGAAGCAGCTACTGGTGCGGGAAAAACTATTATCACAGCAACTATTTCGCAAATCATTGAAAAATATGGCAAAACTATCGTAATAGTACCGAATAAAAGTTTAGTTACCCAAACAGAAACATATTATAAATTATTGGGTTTAGATGTTGGTGTATATTATGGTGAGCGTAAAGATTTAGACAAAACCCATACTATTTGTACTTGGCAAAGTTTAGAGGCACTTGAACGTATGTGTAAGAAAAAAGAAATTGATGAAAACTTACTTTATACATTTGCTGAAGATAAATTGGCAGTAATAGTTGACGAAACACATATGGCAAAAGCCGATTGCTTGAAACGGTTATTAACGGGACCATTTGCTCATTGTCCCATACGATTTGGATTAACTGGGACAATTCCTAAAGAAGATTTTAACCAAAAAAGTATATTGGCATCAATTGGGGCAATAACCAGTAAATTGGCCGCTCATACCTTGCAGGAACAGGGAGTATTAAGTTCATGTGATGTTAATGTAGTCCAACTTCAAGATTTAATACAGTCAGGCAGTTATGCACAAGAGCGTGACTATTTGTTAAAAAATAAAGAACGTATGGATTTTATTGCTAAAACAATTCAAACTATAGCTGAAACAGGTAATACTTTGGTGTTGGTTGATAGAGTTGAAGCAGGTAAATTACTCAATGCGGCAATACCCGAATCAAACTTTGTATATGGGAATACAAAAACCTTAGATCGACAGGAACAATATGATGATATTTCTGTTTCAGATAATAAAACGATAATTGCAACATATGGTGTAGCCGCTGTTGGCATTGATATTCCGCGAATTTTTAATTTAATTTTAATAGAACCTGGTAAAAGTTTTATTAGAGTAGTTCAAAGTATTGGCCGTGGTATACGAAAAGCAAAAGATAAAGATCACGTTAATATTTTTGATATTTGCTCTACGGCCAAGTACTCAAAAAAACATTTAACAGAACGTAAAAAATATTATAAGGAAGCTCAATATCCTTTTAATATTACAAAAATTAATTGGCAAGGATAATAATATGTTTATTTTAACAGAAAATAATATTCCATTCTCTATGAATAATATACCAAGTATGGTAGATGATATACGTTATTCGGTATTGGATTACAGTTCCCAGGATAATGTTGATTATTTCTGTATTCCTTTGGTATTTTTGGAAACGTTTTCAACACCAGCAGCAGAATTAACGGTAGGAAAATATAAACTTCAAGTTCCATTAGATTGGAGCATTGTGATCGGCGAAAAAGACGTTGGCGATTTAGAGATAATACCAATCACACAATGTTTGGACCGAGATTTTTCAGTATTTTGTTACAACCCAATCAATGGTTATAGACCGGAATATTATAAATTAGATGTAACTAATATATATCCCGATGTCAAATGGCACGTTCCTAAATTAAAATATGGCCATTTATTGGTTTTGCCTATCGAAATTAAAAAATGCCCGTTATGCGTGTATATTGTCAAGGATACACACAAACTACCTGATGTGCTGGATATTTCTAAATTAACGTAAAATAAAAAAGATTTTAGGGGTTTTACCCCCTAAAATCAGCAAACTCTATCTACTTGGACGTGTAGATTATTTAGTAAGATTTCTCTTACTTCCGACAAAATGATGTATTTGGTACACATCACTCGTTGTTAATAGTATTTATTTGATTTAGGTTTAGTTATCGTTATATATTATAAAACACTATGAAAAGGTATTGAAATGGATTTATTTGAATTTAATGATGTTCAACCGGAAGATGATTTAGACGAACAACCAGAAAATAAATCCGAAAAAGCTACCAGTATGCCTTTAATTTTGGCTGCTTTGGACAGCAATGATTTTTCTTATTATGAAAAATTTGGTAAAAATGAAGAAGAACGTTTAAAAAATTGGAGTGGGGAATCATACCAATCACTTAGATGGTTGAGTTGCGTGGGTAATTCCGAAGTTGACTGGGCAGAAGCCAAACGGCAAAATAGAAAAAAAGGTGATAAAAAAGGCGCATGGCCGTCAACCCTTCATGACAATGAATTAACGCCTTATTATTTAATTGCTACGAATGAAATAGTAAATATTAAATTTTGGGATTTGGGTAATCATAAGAAATTATTATTCTTATTATTGGCGTGTGTGGGGCAGGGACAAGCTTCTGGAAAATCTGGCCATAATTGGCCGGGAATGCCCAAAAAGCGTAAAGGAAATAATGAATTTGAAGAAATTTTATTAAAATTGTATCCCAATGCCAATTCTCTTGAATTAAAGTTATTAACTGAAAAATATAAAAATGAAGAAAAATTTAAAAATTTATGTAAGAGTATGGGATATTCTGATGAACAGATTAAAAAAATTAGTACCGTCAAATAATAACTATATTTAAATGGTATTTTATATAATGGGTAGTAAAAAACAAACAGTAATCGAACAAAACAAATGTTCATATTGCGGTAAAGTGTTTGTACATGAAAAAAGTTTAGTTAACCATGCTTGTGTGAAAAAGATGCGATTTCTTGATAAAGATAGTTTACATTGTAGATTAGCATTTGCTTCTTATGATAAATTTTATCGTATGGCATTGAAAACCAATAAACCCAAAACTATGGATAATTTTATTAACAGCCATTATTATTTGGAGTTTGTGAAATTTGGCAGATATTTAATAGATAATAATATTATGAGTCCCGAATTATTTTTAGATTTTTGTATTAAAAATGGGTTGAAATTGAAAGATTGGTTTAAACCAAGTGTTTACGAATTATATTTGCGAGAATTAAATAAAAAAGAATCACCCGAAAAGGGAGTTGAAAGAACTATTTTATTAATGAAACAATGGAGCGATCAAACTGGTAATAATTACAATGATTTTTTTAGATTGATTGAACCCAATCTTTTTATTAATTATGTCAAACAAGGGAGAATAAGCCCGTGGATAATATATAATAGTAACTCGGGCAGAATAATGTTGGAAGAGCGGTTAAATGATGATCAATTAAGCATTATTTTGGAATGGATTGATCCAGACTATTGGAAGAAAAAGTTTTTAGTCAATAAAAAAGATAAGGAGTTTTTTAAAAAACTTTTTGATAAAGAAGGAATTTAAAGTGATAAATAATATATATTCTAACAAAAAAACAGGTGCAAATAAAAAACCAGTTCAAAAAAAATCGTTAACTATTCGCGGAAGATCGAAAAATAATGTTGTTTTAGAATCAGAAAATAATGAAATGATAAATTTGGCTTCACATGAATTTATGCTAAGTTTAGAATCTGAACTAAAGAAAACTAAAATCAAAATCAAAACTCTCGAAGGCATCGTAAACCGTATGTTGGTAGAAAATAATAAAGTTCGAACTGAATTAAATGCATTAAAACAAATATTAGGCAGGAATTAAAATTATGCATACGTCAGTAAGTGTTATTGATTATTTGAATGATAGAAAAATATTTTTAGTTTTTATTGAAGAAGATTTTAATTCAATAAAAGAAGTTTGGAATAAACGCAATAGTTTTGATCAAGAGTTTAAAAATATTACAAACATACGACACAATAAAATGTCATCGGTGTGTTTGATAGATTGGAAGTTATTAATTATTCAAATTTTAAAGGTAGTGTTACAATTGCCATCTTTTGAACATAATAATATAGAAAATCCAAACATTAAGAATATGCATAATATTTTGGTTGGGTTTTGTTACAAGTATAAATTAGAAACCGGAAATAATTTGGATTATTTGCAGATATCTAATTTTAAGGATAATGAATATTCTTTTAATATCACATCTTCTGATTTAACTCTTACTACGGATATATCTAATGAAACTTAATATGGATATTGATATTGATTTCAAAAATCGAGAAGATATATTATCTATATTACCGCATACTCCGGCTGTCGCTATACGTGACAATGGCAAAATTGATAAACATAATTCTGGAGTTTATTTTCAAAATATCCCAATTGATCCTGAAACTGAATTTTCTTCAATAGATTATAAAAATGCAGAAATAGTAGGATATATGAAGTTTGATTTCATTAATAATCATTTATATAACTTGGTTAGAGATTCTGATCATTTGAATACATTAATTGAAAAAGAACCCGATTGGGATTTATTCACATATCCAGAAATTGTGGCTAACCTTCATCAATTAAGTAATCATACAGAAATTACAAAAAATTTTAAACCAACCAATTTAGACGAATTGGCCGCATTAATTGCTCTTATACGGCCTGGTAAGAGTTATTTAAGAACAGAACCAAAAGAAATCATAATGCAAAAAATTTGGTTAAAAGAGGATGATGATACATACACCTTTAAAAAGAGTCACAGTTATGCTTATGCATTGTCTTTAATTGTACAACTGAATGCGTTGGTAGAACAGTTAACGGATATAAATAATGAAGTATAAAATTACTTCAAAAACTCATAGTTATTCATTAATAGTGGACTCATCGGCTTCTTATGATACCACGTATTATTTAATATCTAATATTTTTGTACACGGACTTTTTTTAGATAGAATTATTGTTGGTTATGCTGATGTTTCTGAAATAAACATGAATGCTAACCGATTTATAAATTTTACTAGAATTAAACAGGAACATGAAGTTCAAATGGTTGTTGCGCCGGAATTAACTGAAACATTAAAATCAACAGAAAAATATTTAAATTTTATTAAAAATACGATTCATAACAAATGGAATTTAACCGTTTGGGTTACTAGTTTTGATAGTGAGGGGAAAACTATTTATGATTTTGGTTTTGAGAATAGAAAAGAAGCAGTAATGTTTAAATTGGCATGTAGTTAAATCTTTATTATTAATTCTATACTTTTTCTTTTAATTCGTTTGTTTATTTGGTCATTCAATGAAGTAACGGGGCCTTGTAATACATCAAAATCTTTTCTACTAAAGCCTTTTAAGTATGGCTTAAACATTTTGAATTGATCTTTTAAGAAAATGTTGATGGGCAACATTCTATTACTCTCCCACCACCATATATCTCCTAATTCTAAAAATCGTTTGCGCATGTTCTCATCATGAATAAGATTGTATACATACATATTCAGGAATTGATTATCTGCATGTTGGACTATGCCCATATAATCTTCGTTCAAATATGTTCCGAAGGTTAAAAACGGAAAATGTTCTTTAAATTTTTCTATCCAATCGTTCATTTAATGTCCTATATAGTTCTTTTTATTTATATATCAATGTTTTACTTCACAGACATAAATATTATTTATTATATTTAAATCAGGAATAAAAATGGCTACTAAAAATGCTTATTTTGTTAGAAAAATAGCTTGGGTAACTTTATCAAATCAAGGAGTTGGAAACGTGAATTTGGGATGGGGTGATGCAGATTTTGTAGTTTATAAGGGCGCTTTTTCTAATTTAGAATTTGTTGTGCGAGATGTTGATAGAAAAGGTGTTAAATTAATAGGTAAACGGGTATTTGCCACTTTAATTAATAACAATACCAATGAGTTATATTTGGAACGCGAACTTGAAATAATTAATCCCATAGAAGGCAGATGCAAATTGGTGCTGACTCCCGGTGATTTAATTGAGTGGCAATTAGGCTCAATACGATACAGTTTAACGATTAAAGATGTAGATAGTAATGAATTTAATTATCTGTATAATGATTTAAATCAAGAAGCAATAGGATACATTGAAATACGTGACAGAGCAAGTCCGAACCCAAATAATATTATTGTATTAGATAAATTCACCCCAGTTGAACGTGCATTTGGTCAGCCCCCCACATTTCATACAGGAAGTATTCCTGGGCCAGGACAATTAAGTTATAGTAATTCAATGTTGACATTTGCTGTTTATTTAGAAGATTATACTGGTAGTTTTTTTGTTGAAGCAACACTTGATCCCGTTTCCGATGGGGACGATACCAATTGGTTTAAATTAGAATTATTTCCAAATGGTGAAATAATCAGCTTCAATAGCATAAATGGAATAGAACCATATAATTTAATGGGTGAATATCAATGGATCCGATTTGGGTATTACCAAGATGTTGGTGAAATTGGTACCATTAAAAAAATATTAGTAAATTAATAATATCTATATATATTCACAGAATTATAGACATAAATATCATCAATCTATATATTGTAATAGTAATAGGAGGATATATTTATGAGTTCTGCAAAAATCAAACGACCAAAATATTATGTAGATTTTAATTCACAATATAATTCGGAATGGGCCAAGTTTTTCCCCGCCATATCTGAAATGTATACCGCATATATGGTTGATGATACAGCCCGCGGACCAACCGGGCAATTCAATAAAGAAGATTTAAATTTTTTCAATCCCGATAATAGATTGATGCATTTGCCGTGGGGATTATATTCTGCAGGTCAAGCAGCTAAAAATGATAAATTTGCAGCTCAGCAGGATATGGTAACAGGTCGAGATAGATCTTGGAATAATATGGTAATCGGTGATTCTGGCGGATTTCAAATAGAAACTGGCACTATTAAATGGGAAGGCAAAAAAACAACCGAGCGTATGCTTAGGTGGCTAGAAGCTAATTGTCGTTGGAGTATGATATTAGACTTTCCAACGGGTAGTTTGGACAGGCGCGGTCACGATACGTTTTATGAAGAATTTATGTATGATGAAAATGATAAACAACTCTTTGAAGAAATAATTGTTAATGGAAAGAAAAAGAAACAACCAAAAATTTTAAAGCATCCTTTGGATTTTTGGTTTTGTTTGGATAGAACCAGAGAAAATAATGATTATTTTATTCAAAATAGAATTCCAGGTAAAACTAAATTTTTAAATGTTTTGCAAGGCAGATACCATGATTTCTCTCTTGATGAACAAGAAATTTTAGATTTAGATTTTGCTAATTTGGCAAGAGACGAACAGCGGCGATTATTGGCCACACATAAAATAAGTGAGGTTGATGCTTGGTATTATTTAACTAAACAATACTCAACTGATTTTGGTGACAGAAGTTTTGAAGGATGGGCTTTAGCTGGTAATCACAAACACAATTTTGATTTAACGTTAAGACGAATTGTAATAATGCTATATGATGGATTATTATCCGATAAACCCTGGATTCACTTTTTGGGTATGGGGCAGGCAGCACATTCCTGCATTTATACTCTAATACAAAAGGGTATACGAGATCATAAAATGGGCGATAAAAATTTAACTATCAGCCATGATGCGAGTTCGGCGTTTAGTTCGGCCGGCGCATACGCATTAGTTTATCATAATAGAAAATTAGATAATACCGGGTGGAGTTTGCAGTTTGACCAATTGCCTGACGGAAATCATTTGATAGGGAGTTCTAATCCTTGGATAACCAAAAATCATGGAACAGATTTGCGCGATACTGGTTCGCCAATCGCACAATTCATGACAATGGGTGATTTGTGCGTAAATAAAAGTGCCGACCCCAATCCGCAAAAACAGAGAACTTTTGACAAAGCAAGCTACGCATATTTGATGCACCATAATACATATGTCTTGCAGCAAGCTATTATAGATGCACAGAAAATATTTGAACAACCGGAAGAACGTAGTAAAGATTTGATTCCGCTAAATGTTTTGCGAGTAAAACATGTTGTTCAAGAAGTGTTTGCTCAAGAAACCAAGGAAAAAATGTTAGAAGTAATTAGGAAAAACACCAATACTTTGCGATTAATGGCTGATACAGATGCGGATATTAGTATGTTTGAAAGTCCTGAACTATTTGAAGTTGATAGAAAACGTTGGGTAAAACCATCCGGTAAAGCAAAAAAAGACGTTAATGACAACATAACAGATTGTTTGGATGATGATAGTTTATTTGAAATCTAATCATGCTAATAGATAAAATTAATTCTCTACTAATAGGAAAATCAAGAATAACGCCATCCGGGTGGGTTAGTATTAACTGCCCGGCTTGCGTTTACAATGGTGAACCGTCCCCCGATACACGTTTTCGTGGTGGATTAAAAATTAACATGGATGGGGCAGTAACATACAATTGCCATCGGTGTCATTTCAAAGCTCATTGGAGACCTGGATTATATCTAGGCAGAAAAATGCAGTTATTTTTAAACTATTTGAATATGGATTATTCTGAAATAGAAAAACTAACATTTGATATTTGGCGAGAAAATCAATTAATTACAGCAAATCCAACTATTTTTACGCAAATAGAACCAACATTTTTTAATAAATCATTTGCAGAAGTTGAATTACCAACCAATGCTCGCCCCATATATGAATTATTAGAAAATAATTTTTCTAATAAGGATTTTTTAGATTCTATTAATTATCTAATAGAAAATCGAGGATCTATAATAGCCAAAAGTTATGATTATTATTGGTCTCCGGAAAAGAAAAATGGTATCAATAGAAGTTTATTAATACCATTTTATTATGAAGATAAAATAGTGGGCTGGTCTGCGAGAAGAATTGATAAAACAAAGGTTCGATATTATTCTAGCACCCCGGCTGACTATATTTTTATGAATCATAATTTAAGTAAAAAGAATAGAAAATATGTTATACTAGTTGAAGGAGTTTTTGATTCTATTGCAATAGATGGGGTGGCAGCTCTTGGGGGATCATTAAATAAAAAACAGATAAATTGGATCAATGGCTCGGGCAAAGAAATAATTGTTGTTCCAGATAGATCAAAAGACGCCAGCACATTGATAGAAACCGCAATAGATCAGAATTGGTATGTCAGTATTCCTCCCAGGAATGATGCTCCTAGTTATACCGACGACGGAACAATAAATATTTGGAGTTGGCATAGTGACGTTAAAGATGCCGCAGATGCAGTTAAGAAATATGGTCGGTTATTTACTGTTCAAAGTATTATAGAAAATAAAACTAAAGATAAAATAAAAATACAATTATACAAAACAATGTTTATGAAGTAGGTGATAGATGAGTGAATATGGGTTAGAAAAACAAAAATTATACATTAGTTATTTAATGAGGGATTCTGAAACGTTTGTTAGATGTATGAATATTATTAAACCAGAATATTTTAATCAGGAACTTAGAAATACGGTTAAATTTATTATGGATTATACTGAACAGTATAAGAATTTACCAAATAGAACACTAATTAATACCGAAACAAACGCCAGCTATTCCTTGGAAATGATAGATAAAGCGACCGAAAAAGAAATAGTTGATTTAAAAGAATGGTTTTTAGATGATTTTGAAAAATTCTGTAAAAAACAGGCCTTAACTAAGGAAATTTTGAATGCTGCAACAGCTCTTGAAAAGGGAGAATATGACGGAATAGACACCAAAATTAAAGAAGCTTTATTAATAAGTCTTAATAAAGAATTAGGCACTGATTATTTTGAAGATCCCAAGGGTAGGCTTTCAACTCTTTTAAACAACAACCAAATGACCCCGACGGGTTGGAAAGATGTTGATGATAAATTGTATGGCGGCATGAATAGGGGTGAAATAACTATTTTCGCCGGCAACTCGGGCATGGGGAAAAGTTTGTTTTTACAAAATTTAACACTTAACTGGGCCATGCAAAAAAAGAATGTAATTTATTTTACTTTTGAATTAAGTGAAGTTTTAACTTCCATGAGATTAGATGCAATGTTGGCCGGTATGGGAACCCGAGATGTAATCAAAAACTTAGACAGTGTTCATCATATTGTTAAGGGAAAGCAGGAAAAATATGGATCAATACAGATCAAGTATATGAGCCCCGGACATTCTGCGAATGATTTACGAGCATATTTAAAAGAATATCAAATACAAACGGGAGTTAAACCAGATGGGGTAGCAATAGATTATTTAGATTTAATGCATCCCAATAATAAAAAAATCAACCCATCTGATATGTTTATTAAAGACAAATATGTAACAGAAGAATTGCGTGGGTTAGCAGCAGAAGAAGGATTATTATGCGCGACGGCTAGCCAGTTAAACAGAGGCGCGGTAGATGAACAAGTTCACCAAATAAATGATATCGCTGGCGGGTTGTCTAAAATTAATACTGCTGATAATGTGGTAACAATTTATACTAGCCCGCCTATGCGTGAACGTGGCGAGTATCGATTACAGTTTATTAAAACACGTAGTTCTGCAGGTGTTGGTACCACAATAACTTTACGATTCGATCAAATAAGTCTTAGGATAACTGATAATGATGAAAATGGTGAACCTGTGAAAACTACCACTTCTATACAGGAACAACTACAAGCTAAATTGAAAAATAAAAAGGTCAACACAGAATTAACCGAAAATATCGTCCCCGATACAACAGACAATGTTAAACCAAAACCAAATTCTTTAGCCATATTAAATAAAATCAAAAAAGTATAAATATACAATAAATTGATAGGCGAAATATGAGCAATCACTTAGATGAGATGAAGTTTTTTTTGGAAGTGGCAAAGTCTTACGCAACAAATACTCTTCTTGAAAGTTATGTGGTACCGGTTACGATAGAAAAACCAACAGAAATTTCTGAACAAGTTCTTGAAGAACGTTTTATACAAGATCTGGTGGATTTGAAAGAATCTTGGTTATCATTAAATTCTACTAATGATAATCAAAATTACGCTATGGGTTATGAGCAAGGATTGTATAAAGCTGTTGAAATGCTAGAAAATTTACTTTCCTCTAAATACAACAGGAGAATTTGATGTTTATTAAACCTGCAAAAACATTTATTGAGGAAATAGATTCTTTTATACCTGCAAAAAACAGAGATAAAGTTATAGAAGTAAGAGCTAATAATGTTATTGGCGCCGCGATTAATATTATTAAACTATTGGAAGAACATTATTCCGAGGAAGAAGTGGTTGATTTAACGAAAAAATTTTTATTAGCGATTAAAACCAAAGAAAGTAAAAAATTTACAAATAAACTAAGAATGTTAACGGAATCAAGGAAGAAAAAATGAATAACAGTGATATGCGAAAATTCCTAAATTTAATAGAAAGCAACAATCTTGAGTCTGATAAATCGTTTTTGGAAGAATGCATGGATGACGATGCTAAGACTTGGTATATCAATGCAACCAACACAATGGTTTCTAGAATTCGTGGAGGAGAATATCCAATAGATGTTATTAATGAACTTGCTAGAGAATATTCTTGGACAAACGCCGGATCGTATGAATCGTTTGCTTTTGCTAGAGATGCTCTAGATAGAAGAGCGTGGGAAATGGGCCTACGATATACAGATGAAGTCGATATAAGAAATAATATGGATACTCAAAGTTACCATGATACTATTATTACTCCACAGGTTACAGAAAGCGAAGATGATCCTGTATTTGAGGAAATGATTAATGAAGCTGGGTTATTATCAAAAATAATAGATAGAATAGCGCCGGGGTATACGTCTAAATTAGAAAGTAATGCAGAATTTAAAAAACTTGCAAAAAATGCATATAATGATTTTAGTAGACGGTTTAGCTTTGGTGATGGTAGAAATATGACATTAGCTAACGCTGTCAAGCATTTAAAACAAGCAGATATTCATCCGGCATTTGTTGATAAAGTCACCAAAGAGTTTTTACGAAAATTCCCACAAGCCAAAGCCGAAACGTTTGATAAACGCACCGCTCAAGCGTTTTTTATAGCTATTGCTGCTGAAATTATGCTAGAAGGCGGAAAATACGCTGTTTCTGTAGATGAATATAAGCCCGAAGTTGGGGACGACACTTTAAATAAAAAACCTGAAGATATTAATAAAGATACAGATAATACAGATAATACAGATAATACAGATAATACAGATAATACAAATGTGAATAATAAAAAATTATTAAAAATAAAAACTGTAGATGATGCACTTACTTTGGCGCAAAAGGCCATGTCTGGTGACATATCATTCTCACCAGAAGAATTGCATGATATAGGATTATTATTACAACGTTATGCTATCCCCAGTATCAATGCAAAAAAAGCCGCCGGCAGAGATCGAGGGCCGGCATTACGCGGACCAGTTCGAGATAGAAATAGGACATAATAATGCGATTAACTGAATTTATATTTGAGGGTATTACACATTTAGAAGATTTGCCTATAGAGCAATTTATAAATTCTATACGAAAACTTAATCAATTTGAAATTACTGAAAAAATAGATGGCGCTAATTTACATTTTGGTGTTGATGAAGCTGGTAAATTTTATACTAGTCGAGAAGGCAAGGGTGGCAACCGCTTTTATGACTATACTAATTGGGGTAATAAGTTTAAAGATACAGGTTTTAAGAGTGCTCATTTAGCTTTGGAAAAAATATCTAAAAATTTATTGTCAAAAAAATTAATTAATTTGGGTGATCAAATAGAAGTTGAAATACTGTTTGGTGCATTACCTAACACGGTTCCGTATACGGGCGATATTAACCAAATCATTATTTTACGACCAGTAAATGCTGCCGATAATATTGACGAATTAAATAAGAGATTGGATAAAATTAAACAAGTTCTTGAGGGGGTAAAAGTTGCGGTAAATGTAGATGAAGTGCCCTTTACCAGCGACGGTATCAAAGTTGACCACAGGCAGGAAAAACATGTTTGGGCCGTAAGCCAAACTCCCAAAGTAGATAAAAAATTATTAGATACTGAGTTTTTAAATCAAACTCTTGAAAAAAAATTATCTAAATTAGAAGATTTTTTATATGCTGATTCTGAAATTGGTAAATTTTCAAACTTAGAGATTTTAGCATTGCCATTAAATAAACGCCCAGAAAGTGTACCTCAACCAGAATGGAAGGGATTAGTTCCGTTGGTTAAAACCAAAAAAACTAATATTATTGAAAAGGTCAAAACACTTCAATTAGATATTAAAGAAGAACTGTTGAATAAATTAGTACGAAATGTTTCAAGTGAGTTCGGTCCTGATTTAGCAGATGGAGGCTGGGTTGAGGGATTAGTATTCCGCGATCCATCAACTAATGAAATGTTTAAATTAATTGATAAAGATGTATTCACTGCAATGAATAAATTTAATTGGAAAATACGTAATTTGATACGTTCAACTAGTGTTTCCAGTAAAATATCCGACGTTAATGGCAGAATAGTAAAACAAATGGCTGATAGTATTTCTACCCCCGAACTTGGTAGAGCAATAACAGCTAAAAAACATTTGCGCTCATTGAAGGCAAGTGGGCAAAATCCTATAGAAACTATAGCACAAAAATTTGATTTTGCGGAAATTAAATCAAAATGGGCAGAAATTATTACTCACCATATGAAACTATTAGATAGATTATATTCTTGGTATGAAGAAAATAGAACTAAATTAAGTTTTAGTACTGGTGGTGAAATATCAAAAACTAGCCAATATTCTGGTGGCGTTGATGAACGAACTAAACAGTCATTTGCTGAAATGCGTCAAGAATATGAAAGAATACTTTCGGAAGTTAAATCGGCCAAATCGCCCGAAGAACTGGTTACCATTTTTGTGGGGGAAAAATTATCTAGTTTGGGAGAAAGTAGAATAGTTACCGAAGGCGGCAACGCATTTGATGGTGTTGGTGCAATACACATAGATGAAATACGTCCTACTATATACTATTTGTCTGAAATAATTGGAGTTAATTATAATGAAATAATTAATTATACTCTTGGTAGCGTGAACAAAGCAGAGTTTTCTGGCGATATGGATGTTGCATTGCAGGAATTTACACCCGATGAGCAAGCAGAATTCGTTGAAAAAATAGAAGGTAAATTGGGCAAGGAAAATGTTAAAAAAATGCCGTTGCTGATTACTATCAAATTACCAATACAAGAATATGATGCTAACAGAGAAACGTCTAAACCAAGAACAGGCAATGTTCAAGTTGATTTAATTTTTGGTGATAGAGATTGGAATAAATTTTACTATCATTCGGCGGGCGATGCTTCTAAATATAAAGGTATGCACCGTAACCTAATAATCGCAGCTATTGCTAAGAATATGGTTGAAAGTATGAGTGATGAAAAGGACAGTTTTGGCAGGCCAATCGAAATAGTAAGATATATATTCAGTCCAACCAATGGTTTAGTAAAAATTAAACGAACTAGTAAAAAGAATAAAAAAGGGGAATGGATTAAGGGACAAGACACTGAGCAAATTTCTAAACCCATAAAAACCCCAGACATGATAGCAAAAATTATGTTTGGCAAAGGGGCAACTAGTGAAATATTTAACAGTTTAGAAACTCTCACGGACGCGGTTATTAAATATATTCCTAATAAAAAACAACAGATTTTCCGTGATTTTATCCATGGGTTACCGGAAGAACAACGAAATTACGATTTTCCTGAGGAAATAGAAAAAGTAAGAAATAAGTAAATATTATTTTAAATATATTATTAGCGGAGATCATAATGAGTGCTAAATTAATACAATTTTTAATAGAAATAATGCTTACTATGGTTGTTGCCGGGGTGGTTGTTTACATTATAATTACTTCAATAAGTATTGATGATCGTTTGAATGAAGCAATCAATAAAATGAATGCAAAGGTATTAAAATTAGAGCAAACAACCTCTAATTTAGAGAATAATTTGCATATTTATGCCGATAGACTAGAACAGATAAGAAGAGAAACGGAACAACAACGGGCATTAGACACCCATTCAGGGGGCAATTAATATAAATGAGTTTTAAATTTTTGCAGGAAATACAGGAAAGTAGATTGATTTCAAATAAGAGATCATTTTCAAATTTTTCTCTAACCGAAATAACAGAAATAACTTTTTTATATTTTTTAACGCTTCAAATACTTAGAAATGAACTTGAATACAAAGCAAGAATAGATAATTATGCTGCCGCGACTATACGACATGGCAATTTTGAAACATATCAACGTTCGGGTAATGATTTATACCAATTATTGTTTATTGTATCAAATGATGATGAACATGATAAATTATCTGGTCACAGCAATTCTAAACTTTCTAATAGAATAAATCTTAGAACACAAACATTATTAACTTGGCTGAGATATATTGATCGACCACTTGATACAAATAAAGATCATAGATTTTTATTGTATTTGGAAAATGCACTTAATATAAAAAATCCTGCGTATAAAGCTATACGTAGATTAGTTGAAGAATGGGACACACTTAACACCACTCAAAAAGAATTATCGATAACAAGACTTTTACAAGCAATGCGGTCAAAGGCCAAAAAAAGTGAGTTATTGCCGTGGTTGGAACAGTTTGCTAGAAAAAGAAAACTTGAATTAATTGATGCACATAATCCTGAAGAAGAAACGCCAAGTAGAATAAATAGTTATAAATCCGGCAATGTTTGGCACAAAGCGGCGGTATATACTGGTGCAGCAGTTGCTGGTGTTGCTGCTGGAATAGCGTTTAATCGGTGGCGTAAAAAATGAAATTATTGGAACTTTTTGAAACTGAAGATACTGATCAAGTTTATAGGTTAGAAGCGCGGGAAGCTGCTGATAAAATACAAGCATGGTTATCCGCGCACGGCCAATCAGCTTACAAAAAATTTAAAAAAAGCGCAAATGGCATTTCTCTCCCGGCTTCCTCGTTTGATTTGCCATATACAAATTTAACTATTTTCCTTTCCAAGGGAGAAGACAGCGGTAGTTATGGTACATTTAATGCTGATCGAGATAAAAAATTTATTAAAATAAAAATAATACGCAGTGCTACAGATTTTTTAAATTTAGATGTAAGATTTAAAACAATTGGTAGAAGTATCTTTATACATGAATTTATTCATTATTTAGACGATACAAAAACAGAGTTTCATAAAAGAGCAACCGCCAAGGATTTGGATTTGTCAACTTCCTCCGGCTGGCGTGCATACATTAATAATCCTGAAGAATATAATGCGTTCTATCAGCAAGCTACCGCCAAATTAGAAGATCGATTGGATGAATTTGAAGCAAAATTAGAAACAGGTGCATATGAAAGATTAAAAGATTACTTATTGAAAATGACGCCTCAAGAATTCGTTGAATGGTTCAAAAGTGTTGATGTTAAATTTTTTCATGTTGGGGCTAACGAATTTTTTGATGAAAAATATGCTAGAAAATTAGATAAGAGACTGGTTAGATTTTTTGTGGATAATATCAAACCTAGACTAGAACAAATAGAAGAAGCTGCACGAATTGGGACTGGAGTTAGAAAAGACGAAATACCAAAAAAGTATAAAAAATATCCCTTAATAAATCGCGGAACAACTTCAATTATTTTAGAAGTAGATGCAAATACAGTATTGATGCTTACGAAAGATGGTATTAAAAAGGATTGGCTAGTTAATGAACTTGGTATAGCTGATATGATCGATGCTTATGACAGCCGCCATCCTAAATTGGGCACAATGACCGTATATGTGTTAAAAATGCCTAAACTTTATCCTATGAGTAAAGAAAATAGGCAAATAGCTCGTGATTTAATAAAATTATTAGACAAAATGAATAAAAGAGCTAGAGTGATGGGCGGACAAAAAGACAGGTTCAATTACAATACATCATTTCTAAAACAAAATGTAATTAACGCTTTTTTTGAATATTTTGATGAATATGAACAAACCAATGAACAAGAACATATATTAACGCAGTTGATTAGATTTTTAAGTAATTATGATGTTGACCAATATGAATGGGATTTGCGTCAAGGTAATTTTATGCAAACTCGAGACGGGGAATTAGTAGTATTGGACCCCATCGTTGATAAAGAAATATTGGATGTATTTAGAGGGCAGAAATGATTAAAGTAATTTATATATTTTTGTTTTTGGCATTAGCTGGTTGTGCAAATATAGGATTTGACGGTGTTGAAATATTTCCTGAAGATACTTGGATAACTATATTATTACCAATAAATATTTTAATAATTCTATATCTTGTTAAAAAAGAAATAGATTTTATGTATTTTAAACGTGAACGTAGATATGATAAAGAAGAAAGCAAATGAGATATATTGAAATATTTGAGGATAGTAATAACATTGATATGGAATATTATCTCACCGAAGGCTGTGGTATTTTTGCATATGTGTTATCAAAAATATTAAATGATGGAGATATTGCAGTATTTTCAGATCCGGATGGCGAAGAATGGAGTGATGAAATTCCCTATGAAGTAACGCATGTTGCTCTTAGAATAAATGATAGCTTATATGATGTTCGTGGAAAAAGAACTATAGGGAATATGATTGATATAGATTTCCCTCAAGGTATGCGAGAAGTTGATTTAGTTAATCCGGAAGGATTTAAAAAAGAATATATGGATGGAACAGACACTACACCGCTTTATGCACCGCAATCTGACGATATACAAAATATTACTGCATACGTGAAAAGTAATCCTGAATTATTTGATTTATCAATAAATGAAACATCAACAGCCGGTGGCACAAGTGCTGGTGGTATCGCAACCGCCGTCGGCGGATTGGGCGCCGGGTTTGATCCTTCGCAGGAATGGCGCAGTATATATCCAAAAAAGAAAAAAACAAAAACATTAATAATTAAACGTTGAGTAAATTAACTTTTTGTTTGATAAAATGTGATTTTTAATAAATACTATTATGAACAGTATCCACTTTGATACTATAAAATTTAAGGAGATTTAAAATGACAGAAAGAGTAAACGGAAATTCATTTCCATCAGAAAGCTTGACCGGCAATATGGATTTTTTCGTAATTCGTACTACCCTAGACATCACCCCGACTGGTGTTGTAGCTGACGAATCACAAGCACGTTTTGAAAGTCTAATCGAAGCTTTCTCAACAAGAGCACAACCAGTAATTATTGGTAACGTATACGAAACCGCAGAAGTTGGTCCCATTCCTGATCTACCAGTAACTTCAATATCCTCAGGCGCAACAATCACTGTTTACAACATTAAAGTCGCAATGGAACATGCTAATGCTTGGGATAATACAGGTGTAGATTTAGCAGATACACTAGACGGTGTTGCTGGGTTTGTTTCAAATATCCCAACAGATGACAATAATATTTCTGTTGAAAAGTGGGAATTCATGGACTTTACTGCTTAAGTAACCAAACTACTTAATATGATTTAAAAACCCGGCGTAAGTCGGGTTTTTTGTTGATTAAAATTTCTAATTATTATATAAATATATTAGTTGACATAATATAGGTATTGATATGAAAGAAAAGATTTTAGAATATATAGAAAAATCTAAAATTAGATACACCACTTACATTAAAAAAGATGTATTATTGCTTGAATGGATTAATGAACAAATATTAAAAGATTACGATTTAAAAATAAAAATCTATCTGATATTGCATGATCAAATTGAAATACCAAAATGTAAATGTGGAAATATACTTAAATTTATCAGTGTGATTGATGGATTTACTAATTACTGCTCGTCTACCTGTGTTGAAAAACATAATGATAGAATAATGGCTGCTAAAGAATATTATTCGTTTGATGATAATAAAAATAAAGCCAAATTAAAATTAAAACAAACAATGATATTAAAATATTCAGTTGAACATAACAGCCAAATAGAATATGTAAAAGCTAAAAAAATAGATTCTTGGATTAAAAAATATGGTGTGGATAATCCGGCTAAAAATAAATTAGTTCAACTAACAAAACAAAATACTAATCTAAAAAAATATGGGGTACCTGAAGTTTTTAAAAGTCAAACAGTTCAAGATAAGATAAAAGAAACTAATTTAGAAAGATATGATAATTCAGTTATTTTTAATAGTAAAATAATTCAAGAAAAAATATTTAAAACAAATATAGAAAAATATGGAGTGGATAAACCTTTTAAATCTGAATTCATACAAAATAAGGTTAAAAAAACAAATTTAACTAAGTTATCAGTTGAGTATCCTTTTCAATCACCCGAATTTCTTCAAAAAATACGTGATACTTATCACCTTGATAATTTTTGTTATCTAAACCAAAATCATATTAATAATTATGAGGATTGGATTGATCCAAATAAGTTTAAAAATATAGTGTTAAATAACGGATGTTTTGGTTCATCAAAATATTTCAACGTTCATCCTACTACTATATACAAAAAAATAGGTCAATATGACTTAGATATAATAACTAGATTTAAAAGTCTTTTTGAAACTTCTATATGCTCTTTTTTAGAGTCTTATAATATTTCATTTGAAACCAATACTCGTAAAATTATCTCCCCCAAAGAATTGGATATATTTTTGCCTGATTATAATATAGCGATTGAAGCAAATGGCGTATATTGGCATAGTGATATAATTAATAAAGATTATAAATATCATTTTAATAAAACCATGGCCTGCAAAAATAAAGACATACAATTATTTCATATTTGGGATATAGAATGGAATAATGAAACTAAAGCCAAGATATGGAAAAATAAATTATTACATTCATTGCATATAATAACCAAACAGTCAATTGGAGCAAGAAAATTTATTATTAAACAAATAGGTGGTGAATATAATTCTTTTATTACAAAATATCATATTCAAGGTAACACGCCCACAAAATACAAATTTGGTGCTTTTTATAATAATGTTTTATGTGCTGTGATGGGGTTTAATTTACGAAATAATGTGTATGACTTGGTTCGATGGTGTGTTAACGGGAATTACCCTGGGTTATTTTCTAAGATGCTTTCATATTCTCAAAATTATTTAAATATTACTAAAATAATTACTTTCGCTGATCTACGATATAGTTATGGAGATGTTTATATTAAAAATGGATTTACGACTGATACCATGTTGCTTCCTAGTTACTTCTACACCAATGGTCATAAAATTTGGCATAAAAGTAATTTTATGAAAAATAAAATTAAAGAAAAATTTAATATTGAAATAGAAAATAAAACTGAAAAAGAATTAATGGATGAATTAGGATTTTTTAGGGTGTATGACGCCGGTAAGATACGTTTTTCAAAATCATATCCAGCATAAATATAAAGAAATGCTGGGAGAGTTTTCTTGATTTTAACTGAACTTTTTGAATCAACACAAGTTGTTAATGAACGAACTAAATTGGTTTTCACCAAGAAAGGTGATTCTATTCATAAACATTACAGATGTGCTTCGGGAAGAATAGTGGGTTCTCCCGGTGCATGTCCCACATCAAACAACTTTTTAAAGAGAAACAAACGAAAATTGGTTTCAAAATTATTTAGGCATCATATTCGTAGTAGAAAAAACAGATTTACCCACAGTTAATGGAGCAACAATGTCTATAAAAGAAACACTAGATAGCAATAAGAATAGCATAGAACTTGCTTTGGTTAATTTTTTAAAATCCCAAATTAAAAATACGGATAAAATTGATGAATCCGCTTTATTAAAAATGGGTGCTACTATTGTTAAAGAAATTCCGTTCGCTAGTTATTTAGAACTTGGATATGCATTAGATGAATTTGATGAAAAAAATCCTAATTCTGATATAACAATGAATTCTATACCAAAAATGCATAAAATTTTAATTAAGAATAAAAGAAATATTGTTAATTCTCTTGTAAAAGGCAAAGAAGAAGATGATAAACTAAAAACAATAGAACCTTTTGTTGATTTGATTATTAAATATATTTCACAGGTCAGAGAAAGTATTAAAATATCCTTTTACAGCAAAACAAATCTTAATGAAATGAATCAACCAAAATATCATTATACTGCAATAATGCCAAAAGAAATAATGGAAAAAATAACTAATTGGTTAGATGAACAGGGTATTAACCATTTTATTACAGAAATGAATGAATTTGTTGTTGAATGCAACACTCGAGATAGTTTGTATGCATTTGATAAATTTTTATCTAGAACTATAGAAAGGGAGAATTTTATGGTTGATTTTAAAATAAGCGAAGCCAAAAAAAGACCGCAGGATATGACTAATTTGGATTTGGCTAGACTTAAAAAACCTCGCTTAGATCCCTCAACTCTACCAAAAATGGGCGCTTTTGACAAGGATATAAAAGGTCAAATTAAGAAGAAAAATCCTGCTGACCGACGAGCTATGAAACATAAAGGCAAGGTATATGCTACGGAAGAAAAATTTGTTCTGGACGAAGCAGTATTGGGTATGACAGGGATACCATTTATAAGTAGATTACAAACGTTGGCTGGGTTAGAAACTACAGAAATGTCCGATCCTGTTGTTGAAAATGATAATGATGTGGCAGACGACTCGGATGAATTTTTGGAAATTATGCAGGAATTAGATACAATTGAACGATATGTGTACGATCTTACGCCAACTGAAATTTCGCAAGTAATTTCCCGTATGATGGGTATTATCGAAAGTCTAAAATAATGCGATTTTTTGAATTAACTTCAAACCTACGAATGCCCGCGTCAAATGAAGAATCTGATTTAATAAATCGAATTCAAGAATCTGAAATATTTGATACTGATCTTAATTATAGAGAACAGGAACTTGCTAGAAAAATGGTTTCTCGAGGATTATTGGAACGAAAAGTTATTGACAATACTGTTAAATATATGTTTAATGGGTACAATAATATTAAAAAAGATGAATAAAGCCAGCTTAATTTTATAAACATTACTATGAGAAATAATATAGGTCTAATAATTACGCTATTAATGTAAGGATAATAAGATGGATAATCCAAATGCTATTTCACCTTCTGTGCATGATATTGATGCTATGCGAAAAGTTTTAGAATCGTTTAATAATGTTGGTTCTTCGGTACTTCATGAAGTTTCAAACAACTCCGATACAGAAATCAATAATTTAATGCAATCTGCTTTGAGCGGAAATGTTAAAATAGGCAATGTATTTGAAATACGTATAAGAGAAATGGAATCACTGCGCGGCACTAAAAAGGTTTATGACATTTATAATTGTGCAACAAATGAATGCATTTCTGATGATTTGTTTTTATACGAAGCGGCCTATGCCATGGTTAAATATTTAAATAAAGGACATAATTTATTAAGTTCTGAAATTAGAAAAATAGCCAAATTAGAGCAGGATTATGCTAGTTTGAGAACTGACGCCGGCATGTTTAGAGTACGATTAAATGAAAATCTTAAAAGAAATGATAAACAACGCGCATCTCTTTTCGAAACTCGTTTTCAAGATGCCAAGGACAAAGCCCTTGCAGTAAAAGCAGAAATTATTAAGATAGCCGAAAGTTTATGATAATAACAACGGAAGCAGCCGCAGAATTTAAAAATATATTAGCCAAAACACCGGGTAGTTTTATAAGAATTACTATAGACGGCGGCGGATGTGCTGGATTTTCTTACTCATTTTCAACAGATACCATGAATGATGGCGATATATTGGTTGATCAACTTGTTTTGATTGACCTGCCATCATCAACATTCTTGGAAAATTCAACTGTAACTTTGGTTAATAATTTAACTGGTAAATTTTTTAAAATAGAAATTCCTGAAGCAAAAAGTGTATGCGGTTGTGGCACAAGTTTCTCAATATAATTTTTATTATTATCAAATAGTCATCTTGATAAATAAAATAAAACCTGAGGAACAACAATGATAGATCTAAGTCGGCTTGTTAACCAATACCATAGTTTATATAACGATAGAATAAATCCATATGAATGGGATGCTGAAAAAGCTACCAAAATATTAGAATGGTGCAATACGATTAGAACCAAAATCCTTATGGAAACTCATTTTAATTCATACAACCAAAATTCTGATTATGCTCGTATATTAATATTAGAAGCATTAGCCAGAAGTATATTAATAGAGATAGCACCCAAAAGAATTCGTAAAGGGAAGAAAAAATATGGCAAAAACTAATCTAGAACAAAAAAGATTTAGTAGATTAACTGAAGCAGCGATAGCTTATAAATTATTCGATGAAAAGCAAAAACCACTAGTTAAAGCTCTTATTGAAGCATTTAATACCAAATTTAAAACACGTTTTTATTTTGATGAAGTTCGTGGCGAAATAATACATGCAAATTTGGTAAAAGAAGCTACTTTTGCAGAATATAAAAAACTCGCTGGTTTGTTGGAATCCAAGGGTATTAAATCAACTATAAAAGAAAGTGTTGTTCAAAATTTAAATGGTCTTTCTAGATTGGTTGAAAGTGAACTAGCACAAGCTGAAATTATTTTAGCTGCACAGAGTTTGGGCGATAGATTACAGAAAATGGCCGAAGATTTGGCACAAATGGTAAGCGAAGATGTATTACCAATTTCTGATCAAATGAAAAGTGTTTTTGGCACACAACAATCCGAAAAATGGAGTTCTGTTTCAAAAGATGCTCTAGAAGAAGCATTTGCGGTTATATCCAGAACCAAGGATGTTATATCTAACGCTAATTTAGTATTGGAAAGACAACTTGAAGGTGAAGAAACTCTAGCTGGTGACATGGCCGATTTTGATACGGGTAATGCGGATTCTTCTGATGATTTGGGCATGGATGACGGTGCCGGCGCCGGAGAGCTTGATGATTTTTTGGGAGGGAGTGATGCTGCTTCTGGACCAGAAGAAGAACCACTTGGTAGAGCCAAAAAAGAATCAGTTCAGTATAAAAAAAAGTCTTTAACAGAAAATGAAAATAAAAAACAACCCGGGGAATTAAGCTCAAGTGATTTTAGTGTTATTGAAACGTATAACGGGTATGTGTTAGGTGCAGATGAACACGACGATGGTGACGTGGTAAAACATTCATATTATATTGCTAAACCAACTAGAAAAATTGCAATTGGCGACGGATATCGTCCATTACAACTTTATAAAAAAATAAAAGATTTGGGACTAGGATCATATGTGCCAGAACATGAAGCTATGGCTGTTTTTAAGAAAACTGTTGATGCTATGGGAACTAACGAAGACAGGGCAACGGGCCAAATAGACAGTTATATGCCAATTATGCGTAAAACACAGAGTGAACAACCATTTGTATTAACACATGATGGCAATGCAATCGTTATTACAAAGGGGCATAATACTACAGATGATAGTGCTTCTTTTTATGATGATGAAGCCAGAGAATTATTACATGATTTGGCCAACACCGATACTTCCGAACATCAACAAATACTTGCGCATTATTACGCTTCAAGAATGAATGTTATTGACCGAGATAGAGCTAGAATTTCTCCAGACGAATGGAATAGATTAAGTGAGCATGATGACCCCTCCTCGTATGTTGATAGGCTAAAACAAAAAGGTTATAATGTTAAAGTTACTGATAGAAATGGTGTTAAATATTTTGCTATTTCAAAGAAAAATGATTTTGACGAATTTACTAACAATAGTGAAATATTACATGTTAGAGAACCAAGAACAGGCGAATATATAATTGATATGGATTACAAAGCAAAATTTAATTCATTAGAAGATGCTGTAAGTTACCATTATGATGAAGAACCAAAATATCAAGACTTGGATAATATAAAAGAACATGCAAATTATAGCGATTATGTTAGTGAATTGGAATCAGAAGGTTATACGATTGATGTAACTGAACAGGGCGATAGTTTAATCTTTGCGGTATCCAGAGATGGTAAAACCGTCTTTATAGAAGAGCCCAAAGATGGCGTTTATCAAGTGATGGCCTTTGACAAAGAATATACTACACTTAAAGATGCCGTAACCGCATTTTTTAATGTTAATGAATCCAATTGTGCGATGGTTAAAGAACGCAATGCGTTTGCTCATGCGGTCCGCAAAGCTAAATCAATCGGCGCTGATAATTTTGAGGTTGACGGTAAAAAATATCCTGTTAAAGAAGCCGGAATGCCGGCCGGTGTTATTAAATCTAAAAATAGATACGCAGAAATGAGCGATAGCGACCTTGCTGCAACATTGCGTGATAAATCAGAAGATGAATTAAAACAAATGGCATGGCGCCATGGTTACGGGAAAATGAGTGATCATTATGTGAAGAGAGTTGCGGCCGGCCGTGTTAAAGAAAATGACGAAGAAGAATTAGCAGATAAAGCAATCAAAGCCATTAAAGGTGAAAAAAATCCTGCGCAAAAACCAAACCCAGTTGAAGATAAACTTAAAAAGGATATGGAAAACACCATACGTCGTAACCCACAATTAAAAATGGCGTTATCGAAAATGCAGGAAGCAATTAATACAATCAAAGAAGATATCGGCCTTGGTATTAATGAAAAACTTGCTATTCGTAATTCTTCAATGATTTTTGAATTGCCAATACAGGATTTGCGTGAAGAATGGCTGGCGAATAAAAAATGAGATGGCAAGAAATTCTTTTACTAACAGAATCAGATCCAATGAAAGCGGTAAAAGATGAACTTGCTGCATTATTTGGGATTCTTAAAGTAAAAAACATTGATAGAATACCTTTGGAAAAAATATTAAAACAAATATCTTTCGAAGGTGTTTCTGTTAATATAAAAGATGAAAGTGCAATTAAAAATATAACCGATATAATTATATCGTTAGATAATTTGGTTGATAAGGTCGAAAATGAGGTGGTGTATTTGAAATCAGACAAACCAGATAATTATACCCCAACACAAGATAAAGAAGATAAAGATAAAAAAGCGGTTTCAACAGATGCGACCAAACAAGCTAAAAAGAATATTAAGAAATGAGGATAATATGAGCTCAAAAGAAATAAGACGTATTTTAGAAAGTTTCAATAATGTTGATTCACTAAATATACCCAAAACCGAAAAGTTTGGTTTATTTGGTGAAATCGCAAAAAGCCCAAAAGTAATCGAAAGTTTTGAAGGCTTTGAAGATTCATATGATGATTTAATGGATAAATTTGAAGCACATTTGCAACAAGCCACGCATTTACGAAAAGAATTAGCTGATCTGTTAAGGCACGCTGCTAGATCAAATCCGGAAAATGATGGGGTTGATTTTAAGCGAGAGCAATTAGAATATCACATTAAATTTTGGTTAGAAGAGTTTAATCAAATTAAACTGTAAGGAATATAATGAGTTTACCGACAAACGCCAGTCAAAGTAGAGAAAGAGCAAGAAACTACCCGCTTCTTGTTCAAGAAAATTCTGTAATAGACCAAGCAATAGCAACTGCTTCGGATAATGGTGAGTTAACAGTTGAAATTGCCAATTCATATATGACTGAGCCGGGAACAATAGAAGCACAATCATATTATAATGCTTGGAAGGGCTTGGGGGCCAATGAAACTCTAACAGACCAAATGAATGAAATTATTAGAAGTTTTCAAGACCGAGGCTACAAAATAACGAGAACAACAAATAATTCAACATTAAATACATTCAAATGGATAATTAGGTGGTAATATGGAAAAAGAAAATCCAACCAAAAAGCTCTTAGAAAAACTTAAAAAAATAGATTCTAATAAAAACATATATGTGGATGAATCACACCCGCCTAAAAAGAAAACTTTCAAAGAGTTTCTAAAATCAAACAACGTCAAAAAGTAATCAAAATGTATTTGCGTGAAAATGAACGGGTAAAGGGGCATATTCTATTGGATGGATTTACAATTTTAATAGAATATAAAAAGGGTGACAAAAAACACGGAAAAAACAAAAAAACTGGGCAACCGTGGGTTAAGGAATTTTTTACTCATTATGGATATTTTGAAAATGCAGGCGCGCCTGATGGCGATAATTTGGACGTTTATGTGGTTCCCCGAGCAAAAGCCAAAAAGCCCATATATGTTTTTCATAATTTAACCCCAGATGGATCCGCATTTGATGAAGATAAAGTATTCATGGGCTGTAATAATTTAGACCAAGCAAAATTATTATGGAAAATGCATGTTCACGAACCTGAAAAAATGTGGGGCGGAGTATGTGAATTTACCACCGAAGAATTTAGTAAAATATTGAATAGAATGCAGGAAACAAGCCAAGGTATTATAGCTAAACCTGATTGTTTTTACTCATTGAAAAATAAGGGATTTTTACCTGAAAACCTAACAAGTCTTGCATTTAATGAGTATTTGCATAACAGCTAATAAATAAAATAACGTATTGGAGATTTGAAATGAAATTAACTGAAATTTTATCGGAAAATAGAATTAAACACGCCTTTTATAAAAAGCTGGCGGATAGATCTCCTATAATAGCATTAACAGAAACTGCCATCGAACATAATATATCTGTTGATAATGTTATCACATTATTGGAAGTAGCCCCTACCGCGCCGGGCGCCGAAGATTGGATTAATAGTGTTAAGAGTGATTTTAAGAAACGATATGGCGATGATTGGCAAAAAGTTTTATATGCCACTGCATGGAAACGTTTTGGTGAAAGTGTTGTAACAGAAACAACTACGAAAAGTTCATTAAATGATGCGTTGGCCGCATACCCTGAAGAATTAGTGGCATATTTTAAAGATGAAGATACGTTTTCCGGATATGTTGCGGATAATCGTTTAATTGGTAGAATATCCAAAAAACTATTAGATGGGTTTGAATTTAAGCCGGGTCCTATCATGCGAGTAGCAGAAATGATCAAGGACTACAATCGAGCGAACGGCGGAAGCATTGGGAATTCTGCAAAGGAACGCCACGCAGCAAGAAGTGATAGATTACTTAGGGTTAGGGATAGTTCAGGAAAAGCTACTGCACGAAAATTTTAATATATTGAATTAAATTTAAGTAAACCGTATTATCATTATAAATTACAAGGAATAATGATGTATAAACCACCTGATTTTGAATATATTAAATTTGGTAAAGTTACCCTAGATGATGGTACTAGAACTTACCAAACCCCGGACGGTAACTTACCCAGTGTTACCACCATCCTTGGCGCAACTGGTGATAAAACGTTCTTGGATGCTTGGCGTAAAAGAATAGGCAACACTCAAGCTGATAAAGAAAGCAAACAGGCCACCGGCCTTGGTAGTTTAATGCATTTACATCTTGAAAATTACATATTGGGTGTGCCTCGGCCATCCGGTAACAATTTGGTTAGAAAGATGGCCGAACACATGGCTGATGAAATAATTAACCGAGGATTGGTTAATGTGCAGGAAATATGGGCAATAGAACAACCGCTTTGGTTTCCCGGACTATATGCAGGAACTGCTGACTTGGTTATGATACATAACCAAACACTCTGTATTGGCGATTATAAAACTACAAAAAAGCCAAAGAAAGATGAATGGGTTACTGATTACAAATTACAATTGGTGGCGTATGCTCTAGCTCATAACGAAGTTTATGATACCAATATTAAAAAGGGCGTTATTTTTATGGCTAGTCGTGAAACACAATATCAAGAATGGATTGTTGACGGATTAGAATTTGACAAACATACTGAAATATGGTATGATCGTTTGGATACCTTTTACGGGAGCAGATAATATGATAAAATGTTTTACAGTAGTATTACTTTCGAGTAATATTTTGTTTGGTAGTGAACAGGAATATCCACATGATTTTAACACTGCAATGGAATTAATAATAATTCAAAATGAAAATGATATAAAGTCTCATGGTAATACTGTTCGGGGATATGCATACGGTTGTTATGATACACAATCAGCCAACCGCCATTTAACAATATTAAATATAAATGAAAATGAATTAAAAGAAAATTTTGATGAAAAATATTTTTAATAAAATTATAATATTTTTGGTATTGTCGGGTTGTTCTATATCAAATACGGAACAACAGATAAAAATGCCAATAACTTTAATAATTTCTGTTGTTAAGGGCGGAGTTGAATTTATTGAAAAAGGATCATCCGGATTATTTGTTGTAACAGATGATGGTAAAAATTATGCATATCATTTATGCGATGATAGAGATACATACAACAAATGTTTAAATGAAAATAAAAGCAAGTTGCTTACCAAATGTTCTATAGAATTTAATAATCCGTGTGAAATAATAGCCAAAGATGACCAAATAGTTTATCCTGGCGGCGTTTACATTTTGAATAAAAAGTTTGAAAAGGGCGATAGAATAAATTATTTTACTGTTCCGGCATTGCACGGCGCTGGCAAATACATGACTACCGGAACGGTTGATATTAACAGTTTGCCCGACATATATGCTGACGAGAATTTAGAATAATAACTTAGCAATTACCATTACTGAACTGTTATTGGTAACTAGCCGGATACCCCCGTAGATTCTGAACAAAACATAGTCGACTCCCTCTAAATATCCAGCATTTTCCATATATTTAACAATTCCTCTACTATAACGAAGTGCCAACAGCAGATTATCACCCAAATTATGTTTTATTTCCAGTTTATATTTGTATGATAAACAATGCTTATCTTTGATAATATCATATTGGCAGGGAGTTATATTACTCATTTAAACACCTTTAGAATAACCGTATCTGAATTCACACGACCGTTCATTTTGTGGATAACGCCTTTAATGTTTTCGGTGATCAACACTTCCACTCTGCGTTCATTTTTTGCACTTCTAAATGGCGCAAGGTCCTTGTCGGTATTTCTAACGATTTTCGCAAAGCTCTTATTCTCATCAAAATTGAGAATAGTGGTACCTTTAACTGAAAGTGTTGTATCATCTTTTGCAACATAGTATCCGAGACGACGATTTTTGGTATTGAACGTGAGCAATACTCTGCTGCCCACAATTTCTTCGGGCGGCAAGCTGACGATATTGTATTCCATATCAATTTTTTTAGTCTTGATATTTTTAACCGTGCGCTCTGCCTTATAAGCAGAATACCCAACTTTCTTTTTGTTTACCTTTCGTTCAGCCTTGATATTTTCGGTAAGCATTTCTGCAATTTTGAGTGCGATGCGGTATTTTTCACGATTATAGGTTGACCGTTCTTCACCCATGATATCACGCATTTCCGCACACTGTGGCTCATTACTTTCCCAATCTGAAAGAAATGCACGAATACGAGCAGCAAAATTCGCCACATCGCTCTGAGCAAGTTTACTATCAAAAATTAGTTCGCTGAGATTTTGATCATCTGCGTTTTTTAGAATAATCATATCTTGAACTTCATCGGCCAAAATATGTCCCGGAACTTTTATAAACTTTTTATAGTTTGATTTGACTTTTTCTTTCTCAACCAGTGTTTTGCCTTTTGCTGTTAACATGGCAACCGTTTCTGTCATTTTCAAAATGACACGTTCGGGAAGTTCACCACCCTCATTCAAAATATAAACGTTCTTGCCAATACTGCCAAATTCAAATTCAGCAACTTTTGCAAGAGCTTCGGCATCGTGGTTGTTCTGTTCCGCCCATACGAGCGCCAGGTTTTTCATATCTGCATGGTTAAATTCAGCAGTAAGCCAATTTAGAGCAGCACCAAATAGAGAATTATATTCCAAATTGCTCAATACCAATAGCGAAAAATCAGGCTTTGAATTGGTGATATACTCTCGGGTTCTTGCTGCTCTTGCTTTAGACGCCGCAATGTCTGCTGCTGATCTACTCATATTTTTTAACTCCTCTAATTTATATAGAGTATAACATAATATATCAATTTGTCAATCATTTTATTATGAAAAACAATGAATTATATATTTTTAATTTTGAGATAGCTGTCCAAATAGCTTTGGATGTTCCTGGCACCAATTGGATTTTGGCTGTGAACATAGAAAGCAAAATTTTCAGGAATAATGTTATTAGCCATATCATAATCAACCATCCATTTGGCAATATCATAACCAGTTGGCTCATTGTCGCCCAAATCGTGATCAAAACTTACAAAGGCGGGGAATCCTTTCTCTAAAATAATGGCCTTAACCTCGGCCATAGTTCTACCGATCACCCATTCACCAACTTGGTTCTTCTGAGGCGGAAAACGCTCATCGTCAATAAAAAGCGAATACATGTTATCTCCTATTTAATTGCTTGCCAATAAGGGTGCAGTTTATGCGAACCATTTTTTAAATCAATTAATTTACTGCTTCCTCGGTCTTTTCTTGGTCCTTTCAAATGGTCCATGTATTTACCAAGTTCTCCATTAATAAACGGATGCTTGTCGTCCCCATTCGTTCCTATATTGTTTGATTTTACACCTATTTTTTCTAATTGCAACCTTACAAAATCAAATACATGACAATCGGTATACCCTTCATTAAAATACGAATTATTTTCAATTAGATTATTATCATAAATATTTTTGGCTTGTTTAACGTATTCCAAAATCTTAGGGTGTCGTCTATTGAATGCCAAAAACCCAGTTTCAGTATACATTTTTTTTCTACCCAAATATGTCACAAAACTATTGGAAGGGCATAACTTTTCTAAAAATTTAACGGGTATTTTTGTGTGAGTAATACTGTCTCCATCTAACCATATTACCCAATCTGTTGTTAAATTTTCTATTGCATGAAACATTACATAACTTTTATGAGCAAATTTTACAAAATCATATAAAAAATCATATTTTGTATTTTTATAACCATTTAATTTTGATATATTTTTATTTTTACTTTTAAATTTGTTTAAATCATTTAAATTTTTTAAGTTGATATTTTTAATTTTATAATTTTGCTTGATAGAAAAATCTTCGGTATATACAAAATATTTAATATCATTCGGCCAATAATCCAGGAACGAAGAAATATTTTTGTAACCATAATCTTCGTACCCGGATCTATGCAAAGTAGTAAAAGCGGAAAAGGTAATCATTATCAGCTATATCTTTTAATATCTTCTCGTGTCATTAAGCTGATTAAATCAGCGAATTTCATTTTAGGAGTCCAACCTAGTTTGTTTTTGGCTTTAGCGGAATCACCATGTAAACTGAACAATTCTGCCGGTCTTTTAAACCTTGGATCTATTTTGATGAATGGTTGCCAATTAGATACGCCAATTTCACCAAAAGCAATATCTAAAACTTCTGCAATAGAATGTGTTTCGCCTGTTGATATAATATAATCATCTGGGGTATCCTGTTGAAGCATTAACCACATGGCCTCGACGTAATCTCCAGCAAAGCCCCAATCTCTTTTACTATCTGTGTTACCCAAACTGATATGTGTGTCCAATCCGGCGTTTATTCTAGCAACACCATCTGTAATTTTTCTAGTAACGAACTCTTTTCCACGTATTGGGCTTTCGTGATTAAATAAAATTCCAGAGCAAGCAAACATGTTATAGCTTTCTCTAAAATTAATGGTCATCCAATGGCTGTATAATTTAGCAATAGCATATGGTGATCTGGGTTTAAATGGTGTTTCATCATTTTGTAAGCCATTTATGTGGCTATTGCCAAACATTTCACTGGTTGATGCTTGGTAAAATTTACTTAACGGGCTGAAATGTTTAAGTGCATTTAAAATATAAAGAACACCCAAACTGTTTACATCGGTAGTTAATTTACTTTGTTCCCAACTACTTCCCACAAAACTTTGAGCAGCTAAATTGTAAACTTCATCTGGACGGATGGATTTAACTATGCTCATGAGACTACCTTCGTCGGTTAAGTCGCCATTAACCAATTCAATATCATTCATAATATCCAAATATTCCATATTAGAAAAATTTGGATTGGTATATCTTTTAATTAAACCAAAAACTCTATAATCTTTTTCTAACAAAAGTTTAGCCAAATATGCACCATCTTGGCCTGCTATTCCGGTAACAA